TTTTCAGCGCGGCAAATGTCTCAAGTGCTTCCTCGCTGGCCGACGTAAATGGCGATGCTTTTTTCTTTTTATGCTGGCCGCGAACTTCGTCAATTGCAGACCACATTGCGCCGACGTCTTTCATCATCGACTGCGTGTCTTTGCCTAGTTTAACGCCTGTTTTGATTGCGGCAAAAGCCGTCATGGCAATGGTAATCGGGTCCATGCTCAGCCTCGCTTATGCTTCCGGGCTGACCCGCTTTGGCACGCAATACGCCAGCGCGCGATCCTGTGGCGTCTCATATCCGTATCGTTTAACCAAAAGCTGCGCCGCTATTAAGCAATTTTGCAAACTGGCAAACTCAACCTCTGCTATAATTTGCCGATCAGTTCCAATTCCTTGCCATAAAATTAAAATAAATACGTATGTCACTGCATCTTTATCAAGATTGTAACGCACGTCAGCAAAATCGCGCCTGTCGATGCAATCAACACGTTTTCAAGTTTTTTGATGCGCGTAAATAGCTCGCGGTGCTGCAACTGAACGGTCGTTTGCAAGGCGATCATATCCTTTTCCAGTTGACCAACGCGGTCTGAAATATCAGGCATCAGGTAATGTCGGCCAAGTTACACTAGTAGGAAACCCAGCTTGTGCAGGTACATCACGCAGTGCTTGTCGGTAAGTGCGCCATTCGTCGGTTATGCGGTCTGCTAAAGCCATGTAGTCGGATGACGCTAAGAGTTCGTCACGCTGCGCTCGTATTTGTGTTGCGCTGGCAGCCACTGGGTCTGCTTGGAAGTTAGGCCAGTTTGACATGTCTTCTGCATCATCGAATACTGCGCCGTGACCTGTTTGTTTTTTGTACCAAGTTTTAGACATGATAAACCCTCATATTTCCTGCTGCCCCTGCTCCCGAAGAGCCACCACTTGTACTTGCTCCACCACCTCCTCCGGGAACTGTCCCGGCTTCCGCAGTGGCACCAGATGACCCGCCTCTTCCCGCATACAAGCTGGCTCCATACCCCGTATAGTTTGCGGTTGCGTTTCTGCCACCACCAGCACCACCGCCAAATATACCGTTGTAGCCTGCATCTTTATTACCATCAGCATTCATCCAGCGGTACGCAGTACCCTGTGCGCCTGACCACCCTGTCGGCTCATCACCAATAATAAATCTTGGTGTGCTGTTCCTTGCCTGAATTAATGTTGTTGATTGAGTTGTAAACGTAGCAGGGTCTACAATAATCATCATTTGATTGTAATTTTCTCCATCAACATATGAATTATTAAACGACCCTGTTAGTGTAGTATACACTACGCTTCCATAAGTTGACGTTAACGTGAAGGTTGAAACAGTGTTTGACGTTCCGACTGCTGCACCTGCTGCACCGCCTGCGCCAATTACATACGCCCCGCCGTCAAAATATTTTGCTTTACCATACAAAAGAAGGACCCCGCCACCATCCCCCCCGGTGGCATTATAAGTGGATTCCATACCCCCACCACCTCCCCCGCAAAGGTACATCCACACGTAATCATCGTCGCTTAAAGACCCTTTACTCCAAGTTGCTGATGAAGTGTATGTGTTGTCGGGAGAAGCGAGATTTGGAAATACTACAGTGTCAGTATTACCACCACCCGCAGCACCCCAAGAAATATCCGTACCGTCTGATGTCAGCACAGTTGAGGCACCACCAGCGGCAAGCCTCGCCGTTGCACCGCTTGCATTCCCATACAAAATTGATCCTCGCGTGATCGCGTCAAGCTGATTTATTTCTGTACCTGTCGCGCTGATTGCTGTTGAACCAAGCGTCAGCCCTGCAGTTGTGATTGACTGCACAGCGTTGCCAGATTGATCAAGCACTGCAATTGAAATCCAAGCGTCGTTTGCCTCATTGCGCAATTTTAGCGTGTTGGTGTCTGTTTCGTACCACCACTGGTTTGCGTATTTCGTGGCTGGCTCTGCATCGCCTGATGAGTTGGACGCCAGCGCAACCAGCGCATTATTCAGATCAGTTCGCGTTGCCGGGAAACTCTGATTTGCAATGTTGAAATCATGTTGAGACATTTAGCTTAATTCCTTTCCGAAACCTTTAGCGACGTAATCTAAAGTCACAGCGTTTGTGCTGGCTGACCCAGCGGTAAAAGTGTTGATTGTGAAGCCAGTGCGGCTTTTGCCTGTGATTGTGTAGCGGTCGCCGTCTGTCAGATTTGCGAGCGACAGCCCGATTGCAGGTGTTGCTTTGAATGCCGTCGGAAATGTGACGGTTTTTGTTCCAGTAAACGTGATATCTGCCTGTGCCTCTGTGCGGTCAGGCATGTCAACGCTGGCTGAAAGCGCGCTGACAAGCGGCGTGACGTTTGTATCTGTTGACGTCATCAGCAATCGGAATTGCAACGATCTAGCCGCAACGTCGGCCACTGTGAACGCTGACCAATCTGTGTATGTTGGCGTGCCTGTTGGATCGTCATCTGTGTGGCGCATTTCGACAGAAACAGACACGTCGTTAAACGCAGTCGGATCGCCGTCAAACACGCCAGCGCGGCTGTCAAATTGACCAGTTGCAAGGTCCATTGTGTCAGTAACGTCAAGCCGCTCCATTGTTACATTGTTAGTCAGGCGGCTTGTGTATTTTTGCCCAAGGTCTAAATCATTTGCAAAATAGTAAATCCCTGATGACGTAAATCCGCCGGGGTTGCCGTCAAAGTCGCCTGCGCGGTCATCGAAGTTACCTGTTGCCGCGTCAAACTTTGGCGAAACATCCAACTCTAGTTTGCCAGATGAATTTAAAACCACGTCGGATTTGACACCTGTGAAGTTTGGATTTTCGGTTAGCGTTGAGACAACATTTAGATCATCAATATCAACGTTTGTGATGACAAAGCTGGCGGCATTTTCACTGACGTTTGACCCGCTGGTTGTATCATCGACTGCCTTGATGAAATAGGTTCCTGACGCCGCTGGCACAGCCAAACTTGACGAACTGCTGACCACTTGCGCTAAATCTTCAGCCGCTGAATAGGTCGCTCCGCTTGTCAGATTTGAGTATCTAATGATGTAGTGCGCGAGATCAAGATCAGTGACAGGTGTCCAGTTGAGGTGCAGAGTTGACCCGACGGTTTGGCCGTCAAAATTTGTCACGTCGGCAGGCACAATGCCTAGTGCATCAACGTAGAAATTTGAAACAGTGTTAAAATCGCCGCGCACGCCCAGCGCGTTGATCGCTCTCGCACGCACGTCGTAAAAGCCGTCAACGACGCCAAACGATTCAGCTTGTACAGTACCAGTATATCCGCTTGATACTGACAACGGCGAATAGTTTGTGTCGCTGGATTTCTTAAACTGCACTTCAACTTGATCAACCAGCGCGCTTGCTGTGCTAATGTCAGCAAGCAAAACCGACATAACTTTACCGCGCACTCTGCGCAACTCGCTGCTTAAACTAATGCCGACGCTTGGCACCTCAAAAGGCGACAGCAAGGTTGTGTTGTCGCGCTCATATACTAAACCGTCATCAACCTCGTCATAAATGCTGGCGGCTGTTTCTTTTAGCGTCATTTCAACACCAAAACCAAGCTCGTCGCCTAGACCAAATTTCCACTCGGCAATCTGAAACAATTTACCAGACCAGCCAAATCGCGTGTTTGTAATTGCAACCGTGTCGCCAACCTGCAGAGCCAGAGCGCGCATTCCGAAACTTGCTCTTATCGTTAATTGTTGGCGGTTGCTTTCAAGCATTATTCGCGCAATGCGGCGCGCTTCGATTGAATTATCAGTAAACGGCAATTCAACATCAGCGACTGTCACCTGACCATTATCAGCCGTGACAAATGCAGAATTTGTAACTGGCGGAAAATCAGTAACTTGGTAATTACTTTCGTCTCCTTTGAAGGTTCCTTTAATTTCATTAAAGTTGTCGCGTCGGCTGTGCCGAGTTGAAACCGTGATGCCGCTGCGCAGATCGTTTTCATCAAGCGATAATGCCGACGCTGTAAACGCGCCAGCCGTCATGCGCCATTTGCCTTGCGCATACCAAAGCGTGCCGCTCATTGACGTCAGAATGTTGGTCAGAAACTCACCCGGCTGGATTGCGGTCGTGAATGCGCCGTTGGTTGTGTATCGTGTTGTGCTAGCGGTCGTGTTGGTCTGATCGCAAATATTAGCCGCTGTTGTGACTGACGTGTCATCGATGTTCACCGCAGCCTCACCTAGTCCATAGCCAGATGACAAAATATAATCACGCACGCACAGTGCTGGATTTTCCGACCAAGCGGTTGCACTTGATCGCGGGTCATAAACTTTTTTGCCTTTTATGACTGCCGTGATTTCGGGCAAGCCATTCGGAAAAACGTCTACATCAAAGCCAAATTTGCAATATAGATAAGCAATCCCGCGCAATCTATGTTCTGCAGTCCATCCGCTAACTGCGTTGACTAGGTTGCTGTCTGCTTGTTGGTCTGCCGCGCCTAAATGGGTGTATATATTTATATGGCCGTTGTATCGCGACGGGCTTGTGACATTGCCGCTGCCGTCAATCGTTGCAGCTTCATCATTGATATAAATTGTATCAAACGCTTCGATTTCATGACCTGCAAAGCCCAGCACGCGATGCAAAAACTTATTGTCGCCGCCCGTTGTGCCGTCAAAAATACGCGCGCCGCCGACCCGCATTTTTCCATATATTATCTGATGATCAAGTGCGCTGCCGCTGGCCGTTATGCTGTATCCGCGATTACTTGCTTCGCCGCTCGATGCCGATCCGCTAGCCGCTGCGTTGCCAAACTTTGGCTTTGGTGAAAGCGCGCCTAAAACAATAGATGTCACAACTGTGCGAATGACAAAGCTGGCAATGCCTTGCGCGACAAATGCAACGCCTGCCGCCGTCCCAGCCGTCGAAAATACTGCCGCTGTAACTGCCATTATTTATCACCTAGAAATTTAGTATAGACACGCTCGGCCTGCTCAAATCCAAGCCGCTTTAGAACCGCGTCAAACGGGCGATGAACTTTTGTGTTAATAGCCATGAC